GGCACAGGCATTGCCAATGCCACAAAAAATGCCAGGGAGATGGCTCAAGGCGCATTTAGTTCCAAAGTCAAAAGCAAGGCCAAATCAACAGCTTATAATATTATCAAAAGTTGGAGTCCATTTTAAATAATCTGAAGGAGAATGAATTATGGCGACATTACCAGAAATTAATGTTTTACCTGTGCACGACCTATTTTTACCTGTTTTAAAAACCGAGTTCAAATTTGTCCCGTATACCATCGATCAAGAGCGCAGCATTCTGACGGCATTGGACTCTGATGACGTCACTGCAATCATCGATAATTATAAAAAAATGATGGAGGTATGTGGGAACGGTCTCGATTTTGATAAACTATCTGCAATGGAATTTATCCTCATCGCAGTAAACCTGAGGGCAAAGTCCAAGGGCGAGATTCTCGATATCACGACCAAGTGCAAAAAGTGCGAGAAACCGATTGAATTATCCGTTAATATTGAGGATCATATCATTACCGAGAACGAGACGGTTGTCAAGGAAATGTGCAAAATCGATGACGATTTGTCATTTGAGATTGTCCCGGTAAAACTGCCGTTTTTGTATGCAACAGAAAATCTGAAAACTCAGACCGATTTAATGCTTGAGACGGCCGTGCACAGTATTAATAAAGTATTTTGGAAAGAGGATATCTTCACCGAATTCACTCCCGAATCGCTCAAGGAAAAAATCTCCTTGACATACCCGATAATTAAAAAGATATTTGACTCAGCGGCCAAGCTGATCAGATTGACTTTAAAAATTGAAATGGTTTGTAAAAAAAATGAAAACTCCATTCATGGATGTGGCCATAAAGAGGAATATATTATACGTGACTTCTTAAAATACTTGAGTTGATTGGGCGGTATAAGACTATTATAAATTATTATAAAGAAATTTTTAATATGGTTAGGTATGGTGATTATTCACATTCCGAGATAATGAAATTGACGCCATATGAAATGGAGATTTTCACAGCACTGACTTTGGGTGCAATGGAAGAGGAAAAGAGGAAGCGGGATCAAAAGTAATGCCTGATACTAACGAAACCAAAATATTAAAAGACATTAATCGACATCTTGCCCATATGGATGACGGTGCCGCTGGTGGAATATCCCCATCTGAAATGTCGTCATTGAATAAAAATGCCAGTGAAATCATAGCCAATTTCGCATCTATAATAAGTGCTGAAACAAAATCCCTCATCTCTGCCGGGAATAAACAACTAATCGAAGCATTTGGTAATCTGAAGGGGTTTGATACAGAGAACCAAGTAGATTTATTAGATGATGTTGTTGGCGAACTCAAAACCAATAATCGTTTTATGGCCAAGTCTGAGCATAACGATTTTCTGGACGAGGCCGAGCGCGAGACCGATTTAAACATTAATCGGCGCACAAATGAGCTGCTCGAAGACCTCAACGATAAAGAAGACGATGCTGCTGCGGCCTCAGCCAAATCTGAATCGTCTTCACGTGGTTTTGGTGGAATGGGAATGGGTGGTTTATTCGGTGGGTTGATGGCCGGTAAAAGCATCAAAGGTCTCCTGGGCGGAATAAAAAATGCAGGTAAGAAACTCTTCTTTCCTGCTCTTATTGCTGCTGCGGGAGGGCAATTTTTGAGAGGATGGGCGGAAGCCGGGGAAGACGCATCCACAGCAGAAAAATTTAACAAAGGAATATCAAAAACTCTCTCATCTATTACATTTGGCCTTATTCCTGAAAAGGTATTTGATGATTTGTTGGTCAGCATTGAGACCGCTATTAAAAAATCTTGGCAGTCATTTGCAAGTAATTGGAACGATTACATATCCGGTAAAATAGGTGGCTCGGACTTCTTCGCTAATATGATATCCGATTTAATGGGCGGGGGATTATCTCCCGAGCAGATTAAAAAAATCGGCGATGAGATGGCAAAAGGCCTCAGTGATGTGGTCAATACTTTAATGGGTGCCATTGTAAAGGGGTTTATTGACCCATTGGCGGTAAAGCTGGATGAGCAACTCGGTCTTTTATTGCGCGGGGATTTAATCGGATTTATCAAACAGCGAATTGAAAGGAATAAAGTAGCCGAGAAGACAGTCGAAGAAGCCGAGCGCGGCCTTAGAGAAAGCCGACCCGAGGGACTTGGGTCAGCAGAGGCCAGGAAATTCTTAGAAGACCAGGGCATTATAGTTAAGCGATCCCAGGAAGAGAAAGATTTTATGCATGAGGTTGATCGACTGAAACGGGACCGTGAGCGTATTGGTGCAATAAGTGATGAGCGATTACGAAAATATGATGTAAAACATGCGGAGAGAATAAAAAAATATGGATCACCTGAAACTCTCGCTGACGTGAAAACAAAAATAACAGCATTAGATAAAAAGGCGACTGAAACGAATTTGGTACAGCAAAAAGCCATTGAGAGTTTAAGGAATTCAGAACAATCACTCACTGATGCCATTAAACGATTATCCGAGAAGGAGAGCGGTAACGCAATGCAAATAAATAATAATTCGACTATATCGTCTCCACCAGATACGCAAACCTCGAACGATGACGAACTCAATTTGATGCGGTCATCTGGATTGGCGCACTAAGGGGATAAAATATGCTTTCACAGAATCATTTTTATTGGGAGATGGTCAAAAAATATATTGTAGCCTTTCATCATCTTTTCAACGACATCCACGTTTTTCGGCGCGATGCCAATGATAAAGTTATTAAAGATATTGTGGTGCCGTGCTCGTATGTTGCCAAATCAAAATTGTTTTATCTCTTGCAGAGAAAAGATGATGTTGGTAGTCGGATTAGCACGACTCTGCCTCGTATGAGCTTCCTTATTACCGGCCTGACGCCCGACGTGTCGCGTAAAGAACCACAACTAAACGAGATACCTATTGATTACCAAAACAACGACATCGAGCGTTTTATGTACGCTCCGGTGCCATATAGCTTCCAGATAGCGTTCTCAATTTGGGCGGAATATCAAGATGACCTAATGCAAATCATCGAGCAGGTCGGCACCTTCTTCCGGCCGGATTATACCTTTTTCGTGGAAGAGATTCCTGAGTTAGGAATCCGGCGTAATATTTCCATAGTTTTAAATCAAATGAATTTGGATATAGCTAATGAGTTTGGAGACGAAATCGACCGGGTGCTCACGGCTGATATCGATTTCACAATAAAAGGGTATTTATATCCACCAATCAAAAACGCAAATATCATTAAAATCATCAATATCCGTTTTACCGATTTTGAAGACCGGTGCCTGGACATCGCCAATATAAATCATACGTTCAATGAGATATGTGCTCTGGAGAAAGAGGCGGCTGGTGCGATGTCGGTAAATGCTGTTATAAGCACTAATACGGAGAGCTAATGGGTGTCATAAAAATCCTAAATTCATTTAGATCGGTGCCGAAAGATGATACCGGAACTGCTTCTATTAAATGGGGCATGCCAGTAAAAATCAGAGATTTTGTGGTCCAGGTCGATATCGCCAGTGATATAACTGATCTGTTATTCGGACGTTTTTGGGAATTTGCATCCCAGGCAGATATTGTCAGCGATATAACGGACCCGGTATTTGATTTCTTTTTGACAAATTTTCTGGTAATCAATGACGCAGGCGACGTCCTATTAATAAACGATACAAACGATAAATTGGAGATAAATGATGGCTGATAAACAAGTAGATGCATTGGTAGAAAAAACAACAGTGGTTGACGCTGACCTGATACCGATTTTTGATAGCGAAGAGGCCGGTGCGGAGGCTCTTAAAAAGGTAACTTTAAGCAATCTTGCTTTAAATTTGCCGATATCCGAAATATTATCAGTAATCGGCTCTGGTGATATGGGTGGCGGTTTGCTAATTAAAGCGGTCGTCGCTGATACCGGCGTCATTCCAGGAGGTAGCGGCCCATTCAATATCCCTGTTCAAATCCCTTCCGGCGTTTTTATAATTGGATGTCAACAGCGTGTCAACTCGGCATTTCATGTAATCGACAATTGGGACACTGACTATACGGGTGGTTGTTCTGGACAAATTACTGTCAACGGTGGTTATGAAAAGAACACTTTGATGAGTCGGTTCTATCTTATTAATTCGACCACTAATATTCCAACAGGAATCACCGATATAGCATTAATCAAATCCGGTGGTGGTAGTTTTCAGGACACCGGTGCTATCGTTGAGGCTATTGTTTACTATTTGGACTTTGCGGCACTGGATGACAAGGCATAATGAAGGATGGCTGATAAACTATTTCCATGGACTGAAATCGTCCCTGAAATCGAAGCTGAAGACTATATCTGGAGCTGCATTGATACAGAAATCACCGAGCTGCCGGATATTATCTCGTGGTGTTACCCCGGCCAATTTAGATCCCTGGCGCGGGTCCGTTTTGGTGGCGATGGCGCTCTTTTTACCAGTTATTTAAGAACACAATTTCATTCCCGGCCACATATTGAATTTGCAGCCACATCAAATATACCGACTCCACGATATTTTGTATCTGGCGCCGACGTCGGCATTGATTTGACATCCAATTTAAATAGGTCATTCTTTTTCGCATCGACAACCCATATTCAATCTGTAATTATTTCAACAATTCGACAGGTTTATCACGCAGAAACTAATATTCAAACATCGATTATTTCTACTCTTGAGCGATTCTGGTCACTGGCATCGACGGCCAATATCGTCAGCGATATCTCATCGAGCGCAAATGCAGAACGTTCGATAGCGGTCCAGGTAGATATTGTCAGTGATATAGTTTCGAATGTAGGAACAGAGCGCGAGATAGCATCCTCGGCCAATATAGACTTTTTCTTGTCAACCCATATGCCGGATCACCGATATTTTGCGGCCCAGGCTGATATAGTTTCCGATATAACTGACCCGATATTAATTGCAATATCAGCACCATTCGGAGCACCTCTTGCCTGGTATAAGGCGGATTCGTTGTCCTTATCTGATGATGATCCTGTTACTAATTGGGACGACTCAGCCAATAGTTATAATTTGTCTCAAAGTGACGTTGGATTAAAGCCCACCTTTAAAACAGATATTCAGAATTCATTACCCGGTGTATTTTTTGACGGGTCCGAGCAAATAGATACAACACTGAATGCATTTGGTCATAACTCGCAGCCAATAACCATTCAAATGGCCTTTACTATTACCTCGGTCGATGTGGCAGATGGTTGGGGTTTTATTTTCAGCTCCTTGCAGAACAATGAACGAATAGCCATATTTACAAAAAATCTTCCGGCGACATATAGCGTATATGCTAATACCACGAGGGAAACTATCAGGGCTGCTGTTGATAATGAGGATATTATAATGACACTTGTATTAGATTCAGGCGGCACGATGAAAGTAAATGGATTGCCGGTTACGTTATCAGGCGATCCAGGCGGTAAGTCTCTTGATGACATTCGTTTATTCGGTCACCATTCTGACACCCAATATAATGCTACCGGGTATATGTATGAGGTTTTGGTCTATGATAGTGCTCTGAGCACTGAAGAAATTATAAGCAACGAGTCATATCTCAATACAAAATGGAACATATTTCAGGAATAAAAATGACTTACAAAGACGACTGTGTATCTACCAAAGTTATGGAACTCCCCGATATAATATCGTGGTGTTACCCCGGTCAATTTCGAGTTTTGGCTCGGATTAATTGGGGTGATTTTCGTTCCGTTGGGCGAAATCCCGGCTTTAATGTCAGGCCATCTATCCAGACCAATATAACGGACCCGGCAATTTCTACAGACCGCGATTTTGCTGTCTCCGCATCACTTGTGGCCGGGATATCTTCGTCTTATAAGGTCACAAACCAGATTGTATCGGCCCCGACAATTGTGAGCAATTTCAGCAATATCACTTTAAACCAGGAGATTGGATTTACCTCGGCCCCGGTGATTGTGAGCAATTTCAGCAGCGCTGCTTTTTTGGATAGAATTTTCTCGAGCACGGCGGCGCTTACTTTCTCAATGGATGCGGACATAGACGTCTCGAACCTATTTATCTCTGCCCCGGCAATCGTAACGGATATCGTCAGCGACGGCGCACTTTTCAATTCGTTTGCATCAACTGCGGCAATTGCCTGGGATATCACCGATGATGTGGCCCTCGATTATATTAATAAATTTATTTCGACTCCGTTAATTGAGTTCTCGGCCGTCGCTGATATCGATAGTTTCAGAAGATTCTCTTGTAATCCAGTAATTGGCACTGATGTTGCATGCGACGGCCCAAATCTTCTCAGGGATTATTCTGTTGCTGCAGATATCGATTTCGCGATTGATGCTGAACTCGATTATTTTTGCAGCTTTGAATCGGCCCCGACAATTCAGACCGATATCAGCAGTAGAATATTACAGATTATGAAGTTTGCGGCCCAGGCCGATATCGTCTCGGATATAAACGACCCGGTGTTAAAAGAGATACACCTATTTGCGGCCCAGGCCGATATCGTCTCGGATATAAACGACCCAGCAATTTCGAGTGGAGTTCTTTTTGCATCCACAGCGAATATCGTGTTTAATGCATATTCAGATATGCCGGATGCGCGGCGCTATTTATCGACGGCCAATATCGTCAGCGATATAAGCGACCCGGTAATTTCGGGTGAAGTTCTTTTTGCATCCCAGGCCAATATCGTCAGCGATATAAGCGACCCGGTATGGGAATCGGGTGGCGGCGAACAGGAGTTTTCTGAAATAACTTACACTCCAGCAAGCGAATATTCATCACCAACAGATGGCAATATCTCGAGGCTACAATTAGAGGCTGGTGCTGCCGATTATATTACTGTGCCAAATCATAGCAGTTTAAATCCGACTGATCAAATAACACTTGAATGGCGCGGCGTAATAGATGCAAGCACAGCCGCCTCTCATGTCCTTTTAGAGAAGCCCTTTACAAGCCACAATGCTCCATATTATCAATATTTATTAGCATACCGCACCGATCAAAAAGTTATTAGAATGGATTTAACCATTGGCGGCACTCGATATACTGCATTATCTGATATTGGTGGTGAAATGGAAGTGATTGCGGGTCAGCGACTTCATATTTGTGGAACTTATGACGGGTCAGATATGAAATTATATTTAAATGGTAGACTTGTGGGCGAAGAACCTGTATCTGGCTCAATTAATGGATATGGAGAATCACTTTGGTTCGGGCGACACGGAAATGTTACAACAGAACTGGCCGATGCAACTTTTGATGAAGTCAGAATATGGAGTGTGGCTCGCACTCAGGCCGAAATTGCTTTGAATATGGATCGCCAATTAGCAGGGGATGAGTCAGGATTGGAAGGTCTATGGTTATTTAATGAAGACGGCGGCACCACTATAAATGATTCGACTTCAAATGCAAATAATGGGACGTTAACCGGCTCATTGCATTCGTGGAATAGCACAACATTTACATGGGATGGGGTCAACAACGAAAAATGGCATATACCATGCAGATTAAATATCCCGACATATGACGGGAGTGGAAATTCAGTGCATCCTTCTGTCGTGTACATACCTGACGGATTATCTGGTTATAATTGGTGGATGGGAGTGACTCCATACCCAGGCACGGGAAATAACGAGTATGAAAACCCCTCTATTTTGGCCTCAAATGATGGAGTTGAATGGGAAGTACCGGGCGGCGCATCAAATCCATTAATCCCTGGAGATGCGGGAGTGATTTTTAATAGCGATTCCAATTTACTTGCTATAAATGATAATGGGACAACTAAATTGTTTTATTATTACCGAGAAACGATCATATCGGGCACCATTGTAAATATAAAATTAATTAAAAGCACTGACGGGATAAATTGGGATGCTCCAGTCACTGTAATAGCCCACGATGGCCCACTCAATATATCTCCCACAGTATTTCATAATGGCGATGAGTTCATAATGACCGCGATTGATTATGATGTTGAAGTTAGAAGATGGACAAGTTCAAATGGGATTAATTGGACGGAAACAACAGCATCAACTATATCTGGAATGCCAGGAGGCAGATATCTGTGGCATCTTGATGTATTATATGACGCAGAAATTGATAGAATGCACATTTTCATGACCCTTTCAACTGGCGCAGGAGGTGCCGAGTCGAGGGCAGCTTATGCATATAGCGATGACGATGGATTAAATATAACTGTTGTTGATTATTTGACGGCCGATTTGACCGAAATAGAAGAACTCCAATATCAAGGATGCTTTGTTCTTGATCCAGATTTTAAAAACAGATACTGGATATTTGGTTCAAGTTATGGTGGAGGTGGCGGGGAATGGTACACAACATTAATCACAAGACGATTATCTTCTGGCGATTTATATCAGGAAAATGGCGATGGCAAATCGGGAACATATTTATCGAGATTTGATAGCAAAGTACAAATAATTATTCCAGCTTCTGAGATTGATGAAGACCTGACAGATTTCCCGATCAGAATAAATATCGATCAAAGTGTCGGATTAAATACAGTCGATGCCAGTCAAATTATCACCGATCTCGGGATGTCTTATGATGCAAGGATGGCCGCATTAAGTGGTGAAGTTTTTGACGGCACGAACGGTGATGCTCTCAATCCACTTTTATGGCAAGATTGGACAGGTGGGTTTGATGGATGGCTGATTCAGAACAACCAAGCTAATGCTATTGGAATGCAATCAGGTGACGTTGCTCGACATACCATATCTAAATATAATCTCGGCGACCTTGATTTCGATATTCAGATCGATTATAATTTATATAATGGCCCGGCGACCAACCGATGGTCAATTAACCTTAAATTTACGCAGTGGGATAATGTCAACCACTTTCGAATTAAAAGAACATATGAAAATGATGCTCATGAATATACTGTCCGGCCCAGGGTAAACAGTTCTAATGGCACCGAGCAGAGAATAGCAACATCAGACACCGATGGCAAATTGAGAGTTACCAGAATTGGTAATAATTTCGCTGGATATTTCTGGAATGGTTCCGGCTGGACCCAAATAGGAACTGATGACGTTATAGATTGTGACGATCTTTATCTTTTGATGGAGGCTGAAGTCAGCGGGGGTTACCCGGCAGTCGATGTCAGTTTTGATAATTTGATAATAAATTCAGGCACGGTAGAATGGCCATTCGATATATATGGCGAGAACCAATATAAAATCGCCATCACAAAAGAAGATGAAGAGACTCAGCAATTTGTTGAAATAGAAAATGTCGGATCATTAGTTTTAAATACTATGGTGCCTCTTATTTCATCTACCATCGACACGGTGATGTGGCTACATTGGGACAGCACTCTTACGGTTACCGATAATACCAATTATGTCGGGGTGCCCAGGGAAAGCGCTGCCCAGGCGGTGTGGAACAGCGATTTTGTTTTTGTCACACATTTAAATAATTTTGTTGATGAATCAACCTCTTATGATATACAAGGCACCCCGGTACACTTGGAAGATAATGATATCGTGGGCGGACTCAAGAACGGAAAGGCTATTGAATTTGACGGCACTGAGGAGCGGATTAATTGGGGAAGTGGAGCGCACATAGACGATATTCCTTTAATGACGGTAGAGGCTTTATTTAAGGCAAGGTCCTGGGGCGGCGGCAATTATGGTCGATTACTCGATAAAGTTGGCTGGTCCTTTACGCTCGATGAGATTACAAATTCCTTATTTTTTGAGAGAGGTTCAAGTAGTGGATTAGTGGAATGGACAAATACCGCTTGGTTGGGGACTTGGGCATATCGTATACCGATTGTCATGGACAACTCCAAAATCGATGAGAACCTTAGCAATTTTCCAGTGGCGGTGCAGTTAAGTGATGCCAATGGAAATGCACATTTTTTCGATGAGATGGACGATAATGGCCGCAAAGTGACTTTTACAGATTCGGATGGCGTGACTCAATTATTCGCGGAGCTGGAATATATCGGGAATAGAAAAGCGGTTTATCATATCAAAGTCCCCATTGTTTCATCGGTATTAAATACCACAATATATATATATTATGATGCTGGCATGCCTGATGAAACAACGTATTTAGGAGATGCGGTGAGCGGCAATTCTGTGTGGGATGATAATTTTAAATTGATTGCTCATTTGTCCCAGGTTCCTTCTGGCGCCGATTCTATTCTGGACAGTACTGGAAATGGAAATGATGGAAGCCCGGTAGGATCGATGGATGGTAGCGATTTGGTAGATGCGATTCCAGGCCTTGGGCTTCAATTTAATGGAACAAATCAAGCAGTTTCTTTTCCTTATAATATATTAATTGCAGAAACAGAAGTTACATTTGAGTGTATATGGAAAGCTGATGCTGAAAAATCATCTGAAGAAAGAGCGTATGCTTATTGTGATACTAACGAACTATATCATGTAATCAAAATAAATAAAGGTGGGGCAGCGGGAACGGTAGGAATTGATTTCCAAACGTCTTTTGGTACACATACAATTAGCACGTCTGCTTATGATTTAGCAGAATCGCATCACTATGTGACGAGAGCAATAGAATCCTCACTTGTTGATTTCTGGATCGATGGAACAGAAATTGGAGAAAATACTCAGGCAATGAATTTTATAGGTGTTGTCACTGAAGGAAATAATATTGGGGCGTCACGTTCTCTTAATAACGAGGCGGCTGGTAATATGTCTGAGTATAGAATCAGTAATATTTATCGCTCTGATGCCTGGGTAAAAGCCACCAATGAAACATTAATGAATACCCTTAGTGATTTTGGGGATGTGGAAGAAGAAGGTGCTATGTTGCTGCCTGCTGTACCTTGGGACAATTGGCATTATGGCGCGGTCACTCACGACAATACGAGCATAGATAATGATCCAGAATTTCATTTAGATGATGCGGCCGGCACCCCAATAGGTCTATGGGAATCAGATAATCTATTAACATATACAGAAGTTGATCCGAATAGCGATATAACACTTACTGCCGATAAAGCAGAATTTGATACAATGCAACAGGTTGCCAATTCTTATGTTTATAAAGATTTTGGTGTCGATTATTTCGGTGATTTCGAAGTTGATTTCGAAGCTGAAATTACATATAGTGATGCCTCTGTTCCTCAGGTTGTTCTTTGCGCATTTTCAAATACCATTGGGTCAAAACAAACTATGGTTAACGCAACTGATGGACTTGTCATGTCCATCAATTATGTTTCAAATGGATCAACTATCACAACAGCAATTAAATGCCTGGATGAAAACGACTGGGATATCTTTGTTGAGGGCGGCTCTACCGTTCCACTGAGGTATTATACATTCAAACGGTCCGGCACAGTTTTAACTTTGGATATTTACTCCGATTCTGCGCGGTTAATTCTTGTTGATGCGCTATCATGCGACTGTGAAATAGGAAATAAACGATATTTTTATGCGCTGGCCGGGCAGGGAGTTGGAACCACTTCACCAATGAGCGGTTATACACAAAACTTTAAAATACCGCACGGCACATGGGAATCAGATGCCCCTAACACTCTGAATATTGGAAATACAGGGGATGAGGACAGAGGTTTTGATGGATTACTTGGTGAGTTACGAATTTCAAAGGTAATCAGATCGGAAGCGTGGCGCACGGCTACATATAAAACTTTAAATGATCAATTAACCTTATATGATACAGGCTTTTTTGCCTTGTTTACTGTAATTGATGAAGAATTAGATTACACAAAACTCAACGAAAAAATGTCCTGGGATACAATGCACAGATATGTGGTTTCTTATGCCTATAAAGATTTCGGCGCCGATTATTTTAAGAATTTTGAGGTTAATTTTGAGGTAAAGATAGATGATATCATGTCGAATGCTGGTGGTGATATTATAGTAATATCAAATACAATAGGCACTCAGCAGGATCAGATGGATGGTGGGAATGGTATTGGAATGTGGGCTTATGGTAGCGGCGGCGCTCCAAATTTAAGATTTGCTATTAAAGATTGGACCGGATCTGATGCTGCTTCGACATATACGCATGGTGGAAGTTCGTCCGATTTGCTTTATTGCACAGTGATGAAAACAGGAAATATAGCGGTATGCAAATTCTTCTCAGATGCCGCCAGGACTAATCGTTTAGCGATGATAGTTTATGGGGATGCCGATCCTACCGGCGCATCGAGATATATGTCCATTACCAACAGGGACTCTCTTACGGCCGGTTCTGATACCTGGACCGGATACACTCAGAACTGGGAAATTATAGAAACAGATTATGATGGTGGCGCTCCATATGAGGACTTAGAAACATATACGATGGTCAATTCTGAAAATAAACTCGCGGCCTATAATACCACAGTCGCCTGGAGTGATCTTGATCAAAACGATGCTTTTTACTGCTATAAAGATTTCGGGGTCGATTATTTTGGTGATTATGATATTGAGTGGGAATCAGAGATGTTCGATTCCATGCAGAGCACATGTCAGGTTACATTTATAGCTTTAGGAAATGATCTCGGCACCTGGGAAACTTTCAATTCACAAGATGCTGGCATATTATTTGATGCTTGGTATGTATCTAATATATGGAATTTTAGGCTTCGCGATTTTAATGGTGATGCTCAGGATATAGATTCCACGACCATCGGAAATGTGAAAAATTGGGGACCATTTTACTTTAAATTTGAAAGAAGTGGAACGACATGTACCTGCAAGGTTTATGACGATTCAAATAGGACTAACCTGATTATATCATTGTCTATTACAGGTCAATCAACACGATATCGTTATATGTATGTCGTAAACTGCCGAGATGCAGGAGGTGCCACTCCGTGTTGGGGACATAGCAGAAACTTTATCAGTGCTTGAAGGTAAATAGAGATATGGGAGATTTAATAAAAGCACCCTGGGATCAAAAGCCGGGTGTAGCTTCAAAATTGGAAATTGACGAATCCGAGGATATGTTCGACGATTGGGATGAGAGCACCATCGTGTTCGATTTAGAAGATCGGGACAACGATATGCTTTTCGATTATAAGGCGGCGCGGACCAATGCACATTTCTGCGTTCACGCCAGTAAAAAAATCCTAAATATGATCGCTCACAATTTGCAGTATGAGAGGAATCCTCTCGTCGCGGATGCTTGCGTCAAACTGGTAAAGGTAATCGCGGAGAACAATCGCGATCTAATAAAAATCCATAAGGATTTTAAACAGACTAAACTTATCGGGAAGCCAAAGGCTGGAGAAAATACTGACAGCACGGACGACGAAACGGAAGCGGCCCGAGAAGGGAAGGTCAAAACAACCGTCTCTGAAGTGGTTGCGGCGGCGAAAGCTGCCAGGGATAATCAAGATGGATCTGACTGATAAAGAACAATCGTATAAGTTAGCTAATCACGATGGGGAAGTTGCCCCATCCTTCGTTGAATTTTTGCAGGATATGCTCGATAAGCAAGACAACGAATTACGGAGAATAGAGCAGATGAAAGTCAGGGCACTCGCTTAATGGATACAGACCAATTTTTAATGGAGCTGCTGAAGGGAGTTAGTGGCAATACGAATGTAATAACAGAACTCCGTCGAGTAATCGATACCCTCCCGGTGAAATCTGAACTCAAAACAACCGAGGAAGATCTTAAAAAATGCTTTAATCGGATAGAAACGCAATTGAGCGAGATATCTGTATGGCAAAAGATCAAACTGCCGTTTATAATCGGCACCATTACCCTTGTGTTGTATGGTATCGGCTTCTTCTTTACATTGAATAGGGTTGCCAACATGATTGAGGAAAAGCACCCTGTCGCGATCTCACGGCCTCGCTGATGAAAAAATGGACCGAACTCATAGAGTTAATGGATGCCCCGGTATCAATCCGCATTATTGTGGACGATTTATTTGGGGATGGATTTGAAACCACTTTTGAGGCCGCAGGTGATACATATCATTTTGCAGCATTTTTGGAATCAGATCCAGAAACCAGAAATTACGAATTTGAAATTACATTCTCCCGGTTTGATTTAAAACAAAAAGGTCGGGGGAAGGCGAAATTTGATGTCCTGGGTGACAGAGACTTGGCCGCGACACTTGCTGTATTTTCCGGCGTTAAAAAGTCCCTGGAGAAATGGTTAGCAAGGATGGAAGAGGAATGGGTGACGAATTTTAAATTTTATTTTTCTGCAAGAATTCGTGAAAAGTCACGAATCAAACTATATGATAAACTCGCTAAATTAATCGCCAGGAAAGCCAAGGCGAAACTTACCAGAAAAGGCTCTGCCCAATCTATTTATTACTCTTTCCAGAAATAGGTGTATTTATGAAAAGATGGACAGAAATAGTCGAATTGATGGATACCGATATCGCGGTAAAACAGAGTCGTATCCGAAAAAAAATACCAGGGATTAAACCCTTTGAAACAAAATTTAAAGTTAATGGCATGAAGTTTGTCTTTGTTGCATCCCCTGTTGGTGGTGGCAGAGGAAACAATCTGTCTGATCAGATTCAAATGGAAATTGTTTTTTATAGGGTGAGTCCGGATAATTCTCGTGGCACCTTGGTTGCTGATCAATATGACGTTTTAAACGATTTGAATATGAAGCAGACACTTGCTGTATTTTCTGGCGTTAAAAAATCATTGAATTTGTATATAAAAAATAATCCAGGTATAGACTTCTTTTTCACATCCAAATCAATCGATGCGACTCGGACTAAACTTTATGATAGGTTCGCGAAGAATATCGCATCCGGCTATAAATTGAATCTTGATAGGCAGATTTCGGGCGGCGTTATCATTTATTCTTTCCAACATAGTTCATAACATCCTTTTGCACGGCCACATAGGTAATGTGACCGTGCAGGATTTCGGCCGGTTGACAGCAGCGTTCTCATTAAGGTATACAAACCAGCTAAGGCTGGAGCTTTACTGTGCATTTGCGGCGGATTACGGGTTTATCCGATGATTTTTCGGTTTACCCGGTTTGATATGCAATTCAATTGGCGCGAGATCCGCAGGCGGTCCCCATCCGGTCCTCTTATAAGTAATCGATTCGGAAGCTTCACTTTGCCCTGTGAGATTATAAGCGGTGGCATAAATGGTATATTCAAGATTTGGCTTAAAATGAGTTTCCGGTATTGTGACGGTCATTACTGATCCACCAGAAATCGTAATATTATATGGCCCCAAAGTGTCATCGGTTGCCTCATAATAAATCGTATATCCGGTCACGTTCGAGGGGTTATCGTGGTCCCATGCCAAATTGAGTGCCCAGGCGCACGGCGCGAGGAACATCAAAACAACTGCGATTGTCAGCATTTTTAAAAATTTCATTTGTTATTTCCTTTCTGGATTATGTGAGCTTCTGCTCACTCTTATTTTTACCCTGGCCCTTCGGTGTTGGCCGTATTTTTTTCCATTCAGATTTGGGACAATATTCATAGTCCCCTTCCTGAAATCTACCCATACCGAGCACCATATCACTTGCCTCATCATCGTTGCGGCGAATAATCATGCCATCATCGGTTATCAATGTTTTCATAAAGCCTCCAATAGTTTTTTAATGGTTTCTGGATTTTGGCACATCCGTTCCAGTGGAGTTTTCTCTTCTAACAAGACAGGTTCCTTGGCTTTGCACCAATCACAGATTGGTTTTTCGATACCATACCACTCGAATTCGTGCATACATTTGGGATTTGAACAATGATAATATGGCATAATTTTCCTTAGAAAAAAGGGAAGGCCGAAACTGCACCTTCCCCTATAACCGGATGCTGACCGTTCCTGCATCTCGGCTGTGACGGCGGCGAGGTTGACGGTTTATCAGCCCGTGCCTGGACCGCTGACAAATAGGAGGAGAATATCGGGTGACATGAAGCGTGATCGTTGGGATCGAACTGTTAACGGCGATTGCGCTTGGCCAGCTTATGTCTACCCATACATTAAATATTACCCGATATTCTGCTCCATTCCGTTGATGTGGTGCGCCTTAGTCAGGAGTTGACCGGTGCGGATACCACATCATCAGGGGTTAAAGGTTAATCATCAAAGTTAAAATCGTCATCATCGTCGAAATTGAAATCGTCCCCGGCCGGTTTCTTGGCGTCATCTTTTGCCGGAGTTTCCGCGACTTCAGTTTCGGTGGCCGGTGCAGGGGTGGAGGACTCTTCCTCTTCGAAATTGAAATCGTCATCATCCCCAGGCGGCGCGGATTTGGCCGGAGTCTCGGCAGGTTTTTCTGCAGCCGGAGTCTCGGCCTCGGGAGTTTTGGCCGGTCCATCGCTGAACTCGTCCAGGAGTTCGTCTCCCTTGGTATCGGCAGGTTTCTTGGCCGATGTCGTTTTGGCATCAATTTTCATGATGCGATTGAACTTTTTGGCCATCTTTTCGTAAGTGGGAAATTTATCAGCGGCCAAAAATTCGTCCAGGTCGGTCATCTGGTTAAATATGACTTCCAGGGCTTCATCGGTCTCGACGACCGGCCCAATCTTGTCAACAAAGACAGAGTTGTCATAATTGTTTCTACCAGATTTCTGGCGAAGTTTAAGTTTAAAAGCACAGCCTTCCCAAGGGTCAAAAATTTGGATGGCTTCATCCAACTCGGACTCGGGGAAGATTTTTTCCTCGATCTTTTCATAGATCTTGACCCCAAACTTAAAGAGGAAAATTTTGCCATTGTTCGCGGGTTTATTCAGGTCGTTGATGACGAGAATGTTTGCCACAAACTGTTTGGTGCGGCTATACCGGCGAGCAAAATTGCGGCTCTCTTCGGTATCTTCATCCCAATACGGTTCGATGTATTCACAAACCGGGCAGGGATTGGCGAATGTTGACGGGCAGTTGTCGATGAACCATTTGCCCTTCTCTTTGAAGCCGTGCTGGTAAAATGAAATCGTGGGCGGCTTCTCGATGTCCGGTTGCGGCATAAAGCGGATGAGCGCATTGCAACTGCCTGTATCATCCTTGGTCGGAAGCCAGAATCGTTCATCCTTTTTGAACTTGGGATTCTGATCCTTCATCTTGGCGACCGATTTCTTGAGTTTGCCCCGGCCCTTTTTGAAACTTTTAAAGTCCATTCAAATAATCTCCTTCTTAGGAATTAGTGGTTAGTGCGCCTTTCGGCCTAATGATGCGGGAACCAAATTGCTCCCTCTTTCGATGTATGCAAGTATCATACCACATCATTTACGGTTTGACACAATTTTCTTTTCCTTCTTTTTAACACTGGCATATTGATCACTTGTCCGTTCTCGGTTCCACCCATCCTGACAAATTCATATTCTCGATGCATATAGTCAAGATCAGCGGCGACACAGGATTCTATGGAAAAGCTGACCGGGATACCGTCCCTGATTTCTTGCACCATAAAAAAGAGTTTTGCCTTTTTTGCTGCCTCAGCCATTTGTTGTCTAAATCGTTCCCTCATAAGTTGTCTCCTTAGTTTCATTTTAATGCCCATCCAATTAGGGTTTGTTGGGATTTCATTGCTATTTCCAGTTGTTCGGGATCGGCCAAATGTTTTATTTTCAATATTAACTGGCTCATTGCCTCGTAAAGTGAAATGAAAAAGGCGTGGCGCTCCGGCGTCCAGTCAATGCGGTTTTGATTTGTGGCTTGATCCCCATATCTCCCTTTCGGGCGGCAATCATCGCGTATACCTTGAGGCAAATCGTCAGCGTCATCAACCTTATTATATGTCCAGTATACTTCCCCGTCCTCGCGCTCATTGCGTTCCTGGATATAAACTCTGGCCTTTACTCCAACAATCATCCCTTTATCAAAGCTGAAGTCTTCCCCTCGGAACAGGCATATCGTCTCTTCGGGATCGTCTTCCCCAGGAATAAAATTGTCATGGAATTTCGCTGGCCCCATTATAAAGCCGCTCATTTTGAATTTGTAAAGTATGACCTTTTTGGATGTTGTCCGAGAATTTATATATTTTTCCTTGGCCTCTTTAAAAGCCTTGACGCACCCGGCGCGGGTCTCGTGGACAATCTCCTCAAATCCTAATTTATCCCTCATACATGGCGGACACATTATTCGAAACATTCCATCTTTCAATACACGGATCGATCTAATAAATTCTTCCCCGTTGATAAAATCTATTTCTCGGCTGATTACTGGCATAATTATTTCCCGTATTTCATTATGTAATGGTGATATTTTTGTATCTCTTCCTTCCAGGCGATATCTTCAAAGTGATGATATACGATTGGAGAGTATTTGACAAAAATTAGTTTGTAATGTTTGATGGCGGCTTCCTCAACGATATTTTGACAGTTCCAATCAAGTCCCCTGGCGATACCAAATACCTCGTTAAAAGCAATGATAGAATTGGTGGATATTTTGCCCCTGTTATACAGCTTATAAATAAGCGGGAGTTTTGTATACCCGGTGTTCCGGCCATAAAACATATCTTGTGGCTGGATGCCCTTTTCATAACAGTAGAGGATGGCGTGAAGGTAATCAGATTTGACGGTCCCGAGGATATCCGCCAGCTCCAGCTCGTTCTGTTTATACGTTTGGAAGTCGTCATTAAAAATGGCCGATACATGGAAAGAAGGGTCTTTGATACAATATGAGGCGAATAAACGGATATAATTCACTTTATTCGCTGGAATCTTCTCCATGATTTTAAGGAACATCATCCCGTCCCGGTCCTTGCGGCCGTCATTCCAGCTCTTGAGGAACCGTTGCTTTTGTGGGAGGCGGCTTTCCATTATATTGTATTTGCCGCTGCCAAAGTGGATATTTTTGACGGCCACATAAATCCAATAGGCGTGGAAGCCAGTGATATCGTGTAATTTATTCATCGGCTATTCCACATATTTTCGGCGTCTTCCTCATTGATTCCCGTTGGTCCCTCGGTCCCACATCCATTGCAAAGAACGTTATATTGTTCCTCTCCGTTGGACGTCGTGACGAGATCCATACTTTTGCAAAAAGGACATGCCTTTTCATCGGGAAGTGGGCACCAATCCGGTATTGGATTGGTATCTTCGTCTTCGCCCATCCAGCATACCATTTTATTCTTTGATCGACATACCCATCGCGTTATATTTTCATCGCACGTAACACCTGGGCAGTGGGTGCAGTGGACGACTTTGCGGGTGAATATTTTCATCATTTCACCTTAATAAATCCTTTGAAATTTTCCTTGGCTATTATTTCGGCAATACCCATCTCATCCATCAAATTATAGCACGTAACCGATTCAACAAGCAATGTATAATTGTCGGACTTCCATATTTCTTTGGCGTGGGCGCGGACATTATCCGGCAATAAAAATTGTTCCCGGCTCTTGCCACCAGTAAAACTATGAAAGTCTTGGGTATCCACCCCAGTGAATTTTACCATCTCGGTGCGGGTATGAATAAGGCAGTCCCCAAAGGTTTTAAATTTCTTGCTCTTGGTCACGACATAAAAGTGAATATGTGCTTGCCGGTCGGCACAACATTCACATCGTGCCAATGCCGCTTCTCTATCCTCTAACTCAATTTTCCTTGGCTCCATTATTTCACCTGATGGGCATTATATGCCTTTTCCATAGTTTCGTCCCAGGAATTGTCATTGAACTTTGGCCGTTGGCCCTGGGGACAAGTTGATGAGGTGCCGTCTGGAAAATACCAAAGGGCTTTCAATGTTACACAATCCCTTTCACATCCTTCACACGCGACCCCGCGATTAATTTGTCTTCCGGTAAAACGTGAACTTACTTCAGGAAATATTACCATGATCGCGCGAATTTTGTCAAATACTTTGTCTCGGTCTACCGAATAAAAGTCTGCAAATAGCTTGACTGGGATATTGGCAAACCTATAATATTTAACAAGGTCAAACAATTCGTTCACGGTCATTGCATCGGTGACAACTATTTGGACACAGACCGTGTCCGTAAGTTTTCTGGTAAGTTTTCTGAATTCCAGGATTTGCTCATCCTTGGTAGTCGGATGGACATGCCATTTATCAACTAATTCGATATGGCACTCATCCAGGGCGAGGCCGTTGGTGGCGACCTTTACGATATCACAATGGTGCCGAGCAGAAGAAAGAATTAAATGCAGTGTTGGATATAACCCCGGCTCACCTCCTGAAAAGGTTATGATCGATTCCTGCTTTATTGACTTCATGAATTGCCCATATGCTCTGATGCAATCCATCAAATCAAAAGGAGGCGCGTATCTGGCCGGGGTTTTTGCCTGGAAATCGTTAAGACAAAAACTGCAGTTTTTATTGCAATAATTGGTGAGGAGAACTCTCAACCGAAATTCATTGGCGTGGATCATTTTATCGTGGATCATTTTATCAATCACAAAGTCCATTACAAATCTCCTCATTCACTATCATCAAATCCGAAAAAGTGATTTATTTTATACCGTAATTCATCCGGTATGATGCCATCTCCGGTGGGTCCACCAGTTCCATATGCTCCGTGCGCGGCCCAAACCTGTTCCAAAAGGTTATTCCCCTCTTTTAGTTTGGCGACTTCTTCCATTAATTCATCTAAGATATTCATAATCCTTTAAAAATCTCCGTTAGGTTTATCTCGTCCGCGTCCGGCTCGATCATTTTCCGGCATTTGAATTCGTGGAGCAAATGCTCCATCATTGTCGGATTTTCTTTAATCACGTCGGCGACGTCAAAGTAATCGATTTCATCCGACCCCTCGACCAGCTCACAGATTACGTCTATCAATCCGTGGCCGGTCTCCATTTTTTCGAGTATGGCTTTTGAGATATTCATTTACATCTCCCTGATCATGGCTTCGGCTTCGCGATACCCTCCGGTGGTTCCCCATGCCATTCCCAGTTTACTGGCCAGCATTCGGCGAAGGCGGCGCGGCATACCCATCATGGCGGTTATGGCCTTGAGTGCGTTGTTCTCCCCGAAATATTTGATCTGACGGGCAGCGTCCCGGTTCCTGATATCGATTTGGTTCTTGGTATGGACGTTCATGCCCTTGGTCGGTATACGAGCACCAGTTTTGCTATTGTGCAGGATGCGGACCAGTTTACCGTGGCGGAGAATAACCTTTTCTCTGATATCGGCAAATTTCCGGCTGGCGAGCTTGGCTTTGTTAGCCTGGGCTTTGGTATTGGTCTCTTTGATGTATTGCCCGTATGCCCAAGATGGCCATACAGCGACCTGCCCGATTTTCTCGAGTCCATCTTTCCAGTCGACCAAAAGGTTTTTGATTGTGCGCGGTTTTAAGGTGCTGCTGGTATCGTTTTTGTACTCTATGCTGCTGGCGCTGCTTTTTCCATTTTCCATTTTCATTTCTCCTTTGTTGGGGTTTTCCTGCAATTGTCTTATAATAGCAAATTGCAGGAAAACTGTCAAATCTAATTTATAGTGTCATAGATAATTTATAGTGTCATAGAGTAATCACTTGTTGATAAGTGATGGTATTTATCAATCTCCCCAGTTGATGCCCTCGTCATCCAGGTCGTCGTTTCCGGCTATTTTGTCCTCACGGGCAATTTCTTCGTCTTCTTCCCTTTCGGCCAATTCCATTTCCTCCTCTTGGGTTGGATCAAGGTCGGGATCGTCAAAATCCGGATCTTCGGCCAATACTTCAATCAGGGGTTTCCCTGGGGTTACGGTCACGACCTTGTCGTTTTCCTCGGGCGGCAGTTCAGCGGCCTCGGCCCCGGTTAAACCAGCTTCCGGCTCGGCCTCGGGATGGATCGTGGTGTCCTGGAAGGCAAATTCATCCTCCGGTATGGTATCGGGTCCGGCAGCATCCGGCACTTCCGGATCGGTGCCGTTTTCATTTGCCGGTTCATCTTTGGCTTCTGCTGCGTCGACAGCTTTTTCAACAGCATCGGATTCTGCGGCGAATGCGGCCTCATCCATATCTTCATCTTCATCTTCTGGCGGCAATTCTGAGTCTGGCAAATGTGCAGGGACAACCTCCTCGACCGGCTCCATCCCGTCCCCACTTTCCTGTTCCGGTTCGGGTGCATAACGGAATTTTACTTCATAAAGGAAGTCTTCCTTCTTGGCCGGGATTGCGATGTTGACATTGTTGTTGTCGGCGGAGCAGATATTATTGACCTGGATGGTAATCTGCTTGAAATATTCCCACTCTTTTTCCTCGTTTTTCTTTTTGCAGGTGGATACCTTTTCCAGGGTGCCGACCAGCATAAAGCGGTCCATATCGATCATAATTTGTTCATCGACAAAACGGTCAATGTCCGGCTCTTCTTCTACCGGAATCCAAAATTGGGCTTTGAAGCCGTTGGCTAATACGTCCATAATTCAGTCTCCTTGTTATTGGTTAATTTTGATATTAAATACAGTATAGTCCAGTTTAGGTTAATTTGTCAAAAGTTTTAATTTCATTTCGGGCGGCAGTTTATCATACTCGATCTTTGATACAGATACCGTGTCATCCTCGCGGACTGTCCATTCCATCAGATCGTTTCTGACTATACCATTTCCCGTGGCGCACCATACAAAATCCCCGTTGGGTCTCCGTTCAAAATCCTCTATTCTGAGTCTTTTCTTTTTGCCATATTTTGATACAAATATGGCTATGCAGGGCTTGTAAGTTTCTATATCCGCTAAAAGGGAATTGCAATAAAGGGAATAATATCTGGCTATACTGCCGAGCAATCGTAGCCGGTGTTCGTCGACTTCTTTTTGATCGAAATCACGGAGGGTGTTCAGCGACTCGATATCGCGGCCGGTGCCGTATAAGAAGGCGACATCTCCCCGGCGAACGATACAATAGGCGATATGCCTATTGCGGTAAGAGCGCTTTAGAGCGGCCAGCCTTCGCTGAATGCGGGGTTGCAGGTCGGCACTAAGGGCAACCAGCTTATGATATTCTGGCCATCGGTCCTCTTTACGGAAATATGGCATACCAGAATCGCGGAGGTTATCTTTCGATTCCCGTATTTCCCGACCCAAATCTTTTAGGATTGCTTTTTCTTTTGTTAATGGATGATACATAATTCTCCTCACTATGTGTCCAGTTATATGCCCTAATCCGTTTTATGCGGACATAATGTCCGTATTTATGTCCGCATCGGTGTCCGGTTTATTTGGCTTTGTTGGTATTGGATTTGCTCCGTTCCAATATCAGTTCGTAGCTATCAGCCTCGTCCTTGTCTTCCCGGCGTTCCTTTATGATGGGGAGAAAAAGGCTCATGGTATCTTTACTCTTTGAGGTAATAATTTCGTTGTATTCTATTTCCCAAATGTGGCCGATGAAATATTCGGGCGGTTTTGCGCGGAGGATATCGTCCAATCCCGATCCGCTGTTTACCTTTATTTTGCCGTCTGCGCTTTCAAGGTTGAGTCCCCCAATCCAGGCCGAGGTATCGACTACCGTGTCCCCTCTCATTACCGTTTCCTGTTTAAAGGCGTATGTCCCGGTGCAAAGCAGGTCGGCAGGGTCTTTCTTTTTCATTTTTACACAATCTTTGTTGCCGGTGGTTGAGCTTTTCCAAATGCCCTTCAGGTTTTTTAGGATGCAACCTTCGCGGCCAGCAGCCAGTTGGATATCGAAAAAGGCGTATGCCTCTTCCAGGCTATTGACCATCTTGGTCGGTATAAGTTTTAGCTTCGGCGACCCGGTCGCTGCCTTGGATATGGTTACGGCATTTTCGAGTGCGCGGAGGCGGAGTTCATACGGGAAATCACATTTCTTTTTTCTCCAGTCGGCGAGGGGCATCATGTCCCATACCTTTATATGAATGCGGCTGGCCTCTTCCTCGGAGATTCCTTTTTTGCCTTCGATGGCCTTGGTAATAATGGCGTTGCCAGCTTTGCGCGGTAAAAATTCGGTTCCGGCTTCGTTCATTACGAGGCCTTCCCCGTGGATGACCGTCTCAATGTTCCCGTTTATGGGCATGGCCAATATTTCCTCTTCCAGGTTACCGTGGAAGTTCAAGGGCTTCATATTGCGGGTCAAAAAGTTTACCAGTTTCTGGCCGGGTTTGTATATGATATTCATAAAAAGGCCGTCCGCTTTTAGCTGGCAAAGGGCTTTATATGTGATCTCGTCCAGATGTTCTGCGGTAAAAGAGGCACACCTCATATACAGCTTTTCGGTGCAAAGGCCTTTCCAAACCTTATTGATCGTTTTTGCAGATACCCCGCATCGGGCATCCTTTTTAATAATGCGCTCCA